TGGGAGAAGGACAGCCGGGGCAGGGATCTGGCTAAGATCTACAAGCTCGGTGCGGGCAACGACAAGCGGCGTCAGAAGAAGACGCAGGCCGAACGTCAGATTGCCTACCGCGCAAAGAAGAAACAACTCAAGCTGATCCAAACCCTATGCAGTGCCCAACCTGCGGAGCAGATGCCCGCACCCTTGAAACAAGAGCAACCCGAAACGGCCTGAAGAGAAGGAGATTTGAATGTCAGAGTCCGCAGTGCGCGTTTCGGTTTACAACTGTGGGAACAGCCCAGAAGCTAAGCCTGAACCCAAAGAACAACCCACACAAGAGCGAGCAAATGATCGTCAAGTCGCGGGCACCCACTACAAAGCGCACCGATACGAAACCTGGGACGTTATCCTTGACTGGAATCTTGGCTACCTGGATGGCAACGCCGTCAAATACCTCAGCCGCTGGCGACTAAAGGGCGGCATCCAAGACCTGAAGAAGGCGCGTCACTACATCGACAAGCTCATCGAAGTAGAAGAGCAGAAATAACGGCGGCGTCATAACCACACAGCAGCAAGCCTTGCAGATGTGACCTGCACGTGTGCCCTGTTCAGTGCCGCCAAAACCATTACGCTGAACGGGAACCTCCCTACCCAGAACCGAGGGGGCTGGGAATCTGCATTTCCCCCTCACCAACAAGGATCCAACATGGCAGCAACACCCGAGGTCAAGGTCAAGAAGCAGTGCGTTGCGCTGCTCAAGGCGCATGGTGCGTACCACTTCTTCCCTGTAGCCAGCGGCTACGGGCGCGTGGGCATACCCGACATAGTCGCCTGCATCGACGGCCACTTCCTTGGGATTGAGTGTAAGGCTGGATCGAACAGACCAACCGCGCTACAAGAAGCAGAGATGGAAAAGATCCGCAGCGCAGGTGGCACGACCCTCGTGATCAACGAGGACAACATCAACCAACTACAGGAGTGGTTACATGCTAGGAGTACACATGACCGACGATGACCGCGCGTACTACGCACGCATGGATGAGCTAATCGCAGCACTGCCCGAAGCTAGACAGCAGGCGCTTATCCATGTGATCAAGACAGTGTTGCGCGCCTTCATCGAAGAAGATACACGAGGGGTGCTGCTGATCATGGATGACAAGGATTATCTGCATACGCTGGGCATCAACGCCACGTGGTATGAAGCAGCGGAGCTTGTCGATGCATCGCACTACATCTTCCAACAAACCAAAGACTCAGCCGACAGCGAGGTGAAACATTGAGCTTACGCCTACCTTTTAAGAGGGTGCTAATCGTTGACTTTGAAACTGCGTGGGACAGACGGGAATACACCCTCTCCAAGATGACCACCGAAGAGTACGTGCGTGACCCCAGGTTCAAGGCGTGGGGTCTGTGCTGGAAAGAACTGAACGAAGAAGACACCGAAATCTGGGTGCGGGGTGAGAACATCCAAGAGTGGGCGGACAGTATCGACTGGTCAACCACGGCGGTGCTGGCGCACAACGCCCAGTTCGATGTGACGATTCTGTCCTGGCGCTACGGTGTGCAGCCGTGCTTCATCTTCGACACGCTGTCTATGGCCCGTGCCCTGCGCGGCATCGAGGCAGGCAACTCCCTGGCCAAGCTGGCTGAAGAGTTTGGTCTGCCACCCAAGGGGCAGGCGGTGCACAGCACCGACGGGATGATGCACTCACTCTCGTTCGAGGTTGAGAACGAGTTGGCTGAGTATTGCAAGCACGATGTGTTTCTGTGCGAGGCAATCTTCAACCGACTGATCGAGGGCTACCCCACCAAGGAGCTACGCCTCATCGACCTGACCCTCAAGATGTACACCCGCCCGCTGCTGGTGCTCGACAAAGAGATGCTGGCCAAGGCCATCGTAGAAGAAAGGGAAGCACGTGAGTCACTACTACAGAGGCTCGGCGTGGATGAAGCTGCGCTTGCGTCTAATGAAAAGTTTGCTGAACTCCTGGCCTCGCTCGGAGCTACGCCGCCAACCAAAATTAGCAAGACGACTGGCCTTGAAACATTCGCCCTGGCCAAGAACGACGCACTATTCCTTGCGCTGCGCAACGGGGATAACGAAGAAGTTGCGCTTCTATGCGAAGCCCGCATGCGGGTGAAGTCCACAAGCGAACGCACCCGAGCACAGCGGTTCCTCGACATCGCCCACCGTGGTCGTCTACCCGTTCCGCTGAGTTACTTCGGCGCTAACACCGGCAGGTACACAGCCAGCAAGGGCAGCGCCATCAACATGCAGAACTTGAAACGTGGCAGCTTCCTCCGAGAATCCATCATGGCCCCGCCCGGGCACGTGCTGGTGGTTGGTGACTTATCGCAGATCGAACCGCGAGTCCTTGCGGTACTGGCGGATAACGATCCTCTGCTAGACATCTTCCGCTCCGGTGCCGATCCGTACTCAGCCTTCGGTGCCCAGATGTTCGGCATCCCTGGCATGAACAAAGACACCCACCCTGTCGAGCGACAGTCCGCCAAGTCGGCGCTGCTGGGCGCTGGTTACCAGCTTGGCTGGTCATCGTTCGCCGCTCAGCTACTGACCGGGTTCCTGGGAGCCAAGCCCCTGCGCTACACCAAGGAAGACGCTGTAAAGCTGGGCGTGACGGGTGAAGAGGTGAAGAAGTTCCTGTCTTGGGAAGAGAACATAAAGCGCATGGAGAAGATCCCGCACACCTGCAGCGAGGTTGAGCTTGCCATCCACTGCCTTGCAGCCAAGGCCATCATCGACAAGTTCCGCGAGGCGTCTCAGCCGGTGGTTGAGTTCTGGAACCTGTGCCAGGAACTGATGGACTACAGCCTGTACCGGGGCAAGAAGCACATCCACAAGTGCATCATCTTCCAGAAGGAAGAAATCATCTTGCCAAGTGGCATGGCAATACGGTATCCTGACCTTCGCCCTGACAAAGGTGAGGGTGGCAAGGTCACATGGACATACGCTGACGGCAAGAAGCGCGTCAGTCTGTACGGTGGCAAGGTCACCAACAACATTGTTCAGGGCACGGCGCGATGCGTCATGACAGACGGCATGCTAAAGGTGGCTAAAAAGTACCCTTTGGTAGGCACGGTGCATGACGAATTGATTGCCGTGGTACCAGAAGAAGAAGCGGACGACGCGAAGACTTGGGTCTTGGCGCAGATGACTGCGCCCGTACCTTACCTTCCCGGCATACCGCTCAACTCGGACGTTGGTTACCACCAACGATATGGATTGGCCTAACACACAAGGAGAAACATGAAAGCCAAACGAGCCCCGCCCATACCCTACCGTGTCCGTGTGGGCGACAAGCTGTATTCCGTCGATGTCGTGCGCTCCATGCAGCGCAAGCGTGAGATGGGGGCCATCGTTTATGACGAGGGCAGTATCCAGATCGGTCAGTTCAGCAACACGACGGGGCGCAAGTACTCCGACATACGCATGAGCGAAACCTTCTGGCACGAGCTTGTACACGCCATCCTCTACGAGATGGGCGACGAGTTGTACAAAGACGAGAAGTTCGTTGATGAGTTCGCCAAACATCTGGCGCGTGCAATCAGATCAGCAAAGTTCAAATGAGCGAGCAAGTCACGTGGTCACACAGTGGCCTCAAGGATTTCGAGGGGTGTGCCCGTCGGTACCACGAGGTCAAGGTTCTGAAGAACTACCCGTTCCAAGAAACAACGCACACCATCTACGGCAAGGATGTGCACAAGGCCATCGAGGACTACGGCAAGGACGGCACCCCGATACCAGAGAAGTACGCGCAGTTCGTACCTGTGGTGGAGGCGGTGCTGAACAAGCCGGGACGCAAGCTGTTCGAGCACGAGATGGGTGTGACCCGTAACCTGCAGCCATGCGGCTTCAACGACCCCAATCGTTGGGTGCGTGGCATCGCTGACTTGCTCATCATCGACGACGACAACCTGAGCGCCAAGGTGGTGGACTGGAAGACCGGCAGCAACAAGTACCCGGACAAGGATCAGCTTGTACTCATGTCGCTGATGGTGTTCATCCACTTCCCACATATCAGGCAGGTCAAGTCGGCGCTGATGTTCTTGGTCAAGGAGACGATGACCACGCACAGCATGCTGCGCGGTGAGGCAGGCGACGCATGGTGGCGCTACCGTGAGCGCGTAGCCAAGCTGGAGATGGCGCACGACACGGGTGTGTGGAACCCATCTCAATCACCGCTGTGCGGGTGGTGCCCCGTAACCACCTGCACGTTTAATCCCAAGCACTAGGAGATAGCCATGCCCCGTGACTACAAAAGCGAGTATGCAAACTACCAAGGCACAGAGGAGCAAAAGAAAAACAGAGCGCAACGCAACAAGGCCAGACGCTTAATGGTGCGTGAAGGCAGAGCAGCTAAGGGTGATGGTAAGGATGTGGATCACATCACCCCAATGAGAAGCGGAGGCACATCCGCCAAGACAAACCTTCGCATGCGGGCCAAGAGCGCAAACCGCAGCGACAAGTGATGATAGTTCGGAAGGACAGACAGGAGAAACATGGAGATACTCGACAACAAAATGCTCGTCTTCAAGACGCGCAGCCCAGGCAAGTACGCACTGATTCCTAAGAGCCGCGCCTTTCCCATCCCTGGTGGGTTCGAGGTGGCGGTGCACTGGGGGCTAGACGAAGCGCGTGTCCTCAAGAACATGGGGGTCAGAAACGTACCTTCCCCCATCTTCGGCAGGTACGACTGGCCTGGACGCTTTAAGCCGATGGCCCACCAAAAGGAAACCGCCTCCTTCCTTACGCTCAACCGCCGTGCGTTCGTGCTTAGCGAACCCGGCACAGGCAAGACACTGTCTGCCCTGTGGGCAGCAGACTATCTGATGAAGCGCGGTGAGGTTCGACGCTGCCTGATTCTGTGCCCGCTGTCCATCATGCACAGTGCCTGGATGCAGGACTTGGGCAACAGCATCATTCACCGCAGCGCGGTGGTGGCGCACCATGCTCAGGCCGCACGCCGCATAGAGTTGATCCAAGAGAACTACGAGTTCGTGATCATCAACTACGAGGGGCTGGGGCTGATAGCCAACGAGATCAAAGCTGACGGGCGCTT